GAAGACCCGGACCTGCCTTTTCTGTGTCCCACCCGCACCGTGTCTGACCTGCACAAACACCGCCCGACGGTGTCGCATGCGACACTGACCCTCGGGGCCCGGGTGGTCCGCCATTAAGCGCACCCGGGCCCCCCTCGACCGATCGGAGTGTGAGCGTGGATGTCCGATCCTCTGTTCGCGGTGCTGCCCGGGCCGGCCGGCCCGCTCCGCTCCCTGGTCGATGCCCGGACCGCGGGGGACGACGGCGCCGACCCGGTCCTGCTGCACGTCGTGCGTTCGTTGGCGGACCGGATCGACTACGCGAACGCCGGCCGGCAGTACCGCGGGTACGTGATGATTACCGCCGAGTTCCGGGCCGCGTACCGTGACCTTCTCACCGACGTCGGCGCCGCCGATGACGACCTCAGTGCCGCCCTCGCCGAGTTCCGTGCCGCCGAGGCGCGCTACCCCTCGGGACCTCACCCGGCCGACTGACGGTGCCGCCGGTGCGTTCGTCGCGCACCTTCACGGCCGGCCCTGGACGCCGTACCAACGGGCAGCGGCCGACCTGATCGGCGAACGCCTACCGAACGGCCGCTACGCCTACAACGTCGCCGTCGTCCTGTTCCCTCGGCAGGTCGGTAAGACGACGTTCGCGTTCGATCTCGCGATGGGCCGGTGTCTCGAGCAGGTCGACTACCGCGCCGCCTACACATCGCAGACCGGCCACACGACCACGGAACGATTCGGCGAACGCCTCGCCGAACTCGGCGGCACCCCACTCGGCCGGCGCGTGACCTCGAGGCGATCCCAGGGCACCGAACGGATGACCTTCCCACGCGGGTCCTACCTGAAGGCGTTCCCACCGAAGGACGGCGCCCTACGCGGGTCGGCCCTCGACCTCGTCGTGATCGACGAACCCCAAGAGGTCGACGAACAGCAGGGGCAGGCGCTGGACACGACGATCCTGCCGGTGTTCACGACCCGGCCCCGCCGGCAACTCATCCTGATCGGCACCGCCGGTGACGACCGGTCGGTGTATCTCGCCCGGTATCTCGCGATGGCCCGGGCCGGCGCGACCGGGGTCGCCCTGATCGAGTACGGCGCCGAGGACGACGACGACCCGACCGACCCCGCCGTGTGGCACCGGGTGCATCCCGGCCTGGTCGCCGGCCTGACCGACGACGACGCAATGCGCGGGGCCCTGGCCGTCATGGGGCCGGCCGGGTTCGCCCGCGAGTTCCTGTGCGTGTGGCAGGCGTCGGGCACCCGGATCATCCCGGCCGCCGAATGGACCGCGATACGTCACCGTGACGTAACCCCTGACGATGGTTCCCACCCGGTGATCGCGTTCGACGTCGCGGTCGACCGTTCAGCGGGCGCCGTGGTGGCCTGTTGGCCGGCCGACGGGGTCCCGGTCCTCGAGGTCATCGAGTACGCCCCGGGCACCGGGTGGATCGCCCCACTGGTGCAGCGGATCGTGAAGGCCGACCGGCCGCCCGTGGTCATGGCCGATTCCGCCGGCCCCGTCCTGTCCGTCGTCGACGAACTCACAACGGCCGGTGTCGCCGTCACCACGACGTCGACCCGGGAATACACCGCGGCGTGTGCCGGCCTGTTGGACGCCGTCACCGGCGGCACCGTGTGGCACCGGGGGGACCCCGCCCTCGAGGTCGCGGCCGCCGGCGCAAACCAACGCATCATCGGCGATGCCTGGGGCTGGGGCCGGCGTACCTCGACTGTCGACGTGTCGCCCGTGACGGCCGCGTCACTGGCCCTGTGGGCGCACCGGCACCGGCCGCCGGCCCCGGTCCGGCCCGTCGTGTACGCGGGTTAACCTCGGCGACCGTGGCGGGTCGGGCCGGCCATCGCATCGCCCGGGAAGTGATGCCCCGGGCCCGGGAACCCGGCCCGCCGCCCTAGTGGTCGACGACGGGTCGGACGACGGGCCCCGGCAACGGCAGGCTGACGAGCAGGTACAGGGCGGCCGTGGGAACCCGTAGCGACCCGTTCACGGTGACCGTCGGTATTTCACCCCGGGACGCCGCCGAATAGGCCGACGTGCGACTCATCCCGAGTAGCTGCCCCGCGACCTCGACCGACACCACGGGCACCGCATAAGGGTTCGGCAGTCCCGGCACGTCCCGGATCGTCCCACGTGGTCCCGACATTGCCCCGTGGCCGCCCGTGGTGTGCAACTGTCGGGCCGTGTTCGGACTCGTGAAGGCGGCGCGGATGGCGACGAACCTGCCGCGCCTACAGCCGCAGGTGCAGGCCTGGACGACGTCGACCCTGGACGCCGTCGTGTGGGCGGACATTCTCGGCGCCGAGGTCCTGCCGGCGTCCCGCGCCGAGGCGATGGCCGTCCCGGCAGTCGCCCGCGCCCGCCACCTGACCGCCGGCACCGGCGCGTCACTGCCCCTCGAGGTGTTCGCCGGCGCCGACCCTGTGCCCCTGCCGTACTGGTGTCAGGGCAGCGACGGGCAGCTAGGCGCCGCGCCGGTGCAGCTGCTCGACCGCCTCGGCGTCGACGCGCAAACGACGTGGCACCGGATGCTCCACACGATCGACGATCACGTGTTCTACGGCGAATCACTGTGGCTGGTCACCTCGACCGACGACGACGGCCGCCCGGTGACCGCCGTTCACGTGCCGTGGGACGGGTGGGACCGGCAACCGATCGAGGACCGGGCCGGCGCCTACACATTCACCGACTCTGCCGGCGCCCCGATCGACGCCCCGGTGATTTACTTCCCGGGCCCGCATGAAGGCATCCTCAATTTCGGGCAGCGCACGATCCGGTCGGCGACGGCGATGGAAACAAGCGCCCTGGACATCGCCCGCCGCCCCTTCCGTATCGAGCTACATCAAGAGACTGACATCACCCTGACCCCGGCCGAACGGGCCGACCTGATCGGGCAAACACGGCAGGCGTTGCAGGACAACAACGGGATCCTGTTCACGAACTCGGCCGTCAAGATCGTGTCGCACCCGATCGACTCGAAGGACCTGCTGATCGAAGGCCGGAACGCATCGGCCCTGGACGTCGCCCGGGACGTCGGGATGCCTGCTGCGATGCTTGACGCGACGTCGGTCGGGGCGTCCCTCGAGTACGCGACCCTGACCGGCCGCAATCAACAATGGCTCGACTACGGCCTGTCCCTGTACCTCGACGCCGTGACCGCCCGCCTGTCGATGGACGACGTCGTGCCGCCCGGGCAGCGGGTCGCGTTCGACACCTCGACCCTGACCGCCCTCGACCGGCCCCCGGCCGGCGCCCCAACGGAGGACTGAACCCCGATGCGCCTGACCCTGATCACCCCAGTACCCGCGGTAACGGCCGACCTCGGCGCCGATCGCACAATCACCGGGCTGGCCCTGCCGTTCGGGGCTGTCGGCCGGACGAACGCCGGCCCCGTCACCGTCCGGGCCGGCGCGATCGCACTGCCCGACGACCTGAAGCGGATCAAACTGTTCAGCGAACACGGCCGGCACACCCCGGTCGGGTTCGCCCTGTCGGCGACCGAATCGCCTGCCGGCCTGACGATGTCGTTCCGGGCGGCCGCGACCCCGGACGGTGACACCGCACTACTCGAGGCATCCGAAGGTGTCCGGGACGCCCTGAGTGTCGAGCTGGACAACGTGCAGATGTCCGCCGGGAACGTCACCGCCGCCGACCTGACGGCCGTCGCCCTGACCTCGATCCCGGCGTTCGCCGACGCCCGGATCGTCGCGTCCGCATCCGACACCCCCCCGCCGGCACCGCCGGCCGACCCGATCCCCCCCGCCGACGACGACGACCAGGACGACGACCAGGGCGACGACGACGACGACACCGACGACGAACAGGACCCCGCCGTGCCAACACCGCCCGCCACTACCCCGCCGACCGTCACCGCATCCCGTGCCCCGGGTACCGTCGCCCGCCGGCGCCGTACCCGCGGACTGTCCCTGGACGCCGCCATGCAACACGTCGCCCTGATGATCGGCGACACGACCGACGCGAACCGGATCAACGCCGCCCTAACCGACATCGTCCCGGCCGCCGACACATCCGACGGTGCGTTCATCCGCCCGCAGTGGGTCGACGAACTGTGGACGCCGGTCAACACGAACCGCCCCTACGCCAACAGTGTGTCGTCAGGGGTGCTCACCGGGATGACGGTCAACGGGTGGAAGTGGGGCACCCGGCCCGTCGTCGGCCCCTACGCCGGCAACAAAACCCCGATCCCGTCCGGGCCGGTGACGTTCGGCCCCGCGACGGCGAACGCCGTCCGCCACGCCGGCGGGTGGGACGTCGACCGGGTGTTCGTCGACCTCGGCGATTCGTCCCTGTTGACGGCGATCCTGACCGCGGCCGCGATGGATTACGCGCAGAAACAGGAAGCCGCGATTTCCGATGCCCTGGTCGCCGAGGGCACTCCCGTGACCGCGGCAGGGTTCATCGGCGGACTGCAACTGATCGCCGCGGAACTGTCGAAGATCGGTGCCCGACCCTCGTTCATCGGTGTCAGTGCCGACGTGTGGGCCGATTACACCGCCATGACCACGGCCGACGCCCCGTGGTGGTTGACGTCGTCCTCGGCGTCGTCGGTGAACCTGACCGACGGGTCGGCCGCGGCCGCCGACCTCCGCATTTTCGTCGACCCGAACCTGGACCCGAACACGATCGTCGGCGGCGACAAGCGTGCCGTCACGTTCTATGAGCCGCGGGGCAACCCGTTCCGGGTGCAGGCGGTGAACATCCCCAACGGTGGCATTGACATCGGGATCTTCGGTTACTCGGCGATCATGGTCAACGATGCCCGGGGCGTCGTCGTCGCCGACGTGACCACCATCCCGTAATGCCCGAGTTCGCCCCCGTGTGGCTCGAGGTCGACGACGTCAAAGAATGGTTGCGGATCGCCGGCGCCGACACCGTCGACGACGCCCTGTTGGCCCGGTGCTGCGCAGCGGTCGAACCCCAGGTGCAACGGAACCGGCCCGATATGTGGGTTCCGGCGGCCACTGTCGGCCGGGATGCTCGAGGGCATTTCACGGCCGCGACCGTCGAGACGTACGTCCCGGACGCCGAGGTGTATCAGGCGGCCGGGATGCTGGCCGCGAAAATGTACAGGCGCCGGAACTCACCCGGCGGGGTCGAATCGTTCGGTGACACCGTGCTGTACCCGGCGCGGTGGGACGCCGAGATCGATCGGGCCCTGCGGACCGCCGGGTCGCGACTGCCGGCGGTGGGCTAGGTGCCGCCGGTCGGGATCGTCGCTGCCCGGGACGTGATCGTGGGGCGCCTGGTCGACGCCGGTGTCCGGGCGGTGACCGACGAACGCGACGTGAACCCGCCCTGTGTGCTGGTGCAACCGCCGGCCCTGACGTTTCGGTTCGGCCGGCCGGCGTTCGACGCCGAGTTCCGGTTGCTCGCGATCGTCGGCGACACGGGCCGGGACCAGGCGACGACAGCCCTCGACGCCCTGGTCGGCGCCGTCCTCGGCGCGGTCGGGGTGCTGACCGGCACCCCGGCGCAATGGTCCGGGGTCGAGGGTGCCCCGCTACCGGCCTATGAATTGACCGTCAACACTCACGCACGGAAGGCGACACCATGACCGCACCCGTTGGACTCCCGACCGACGTCGGGACGCTCGGCCCCGGCACCCTGAAGATCGGTGAAACGGGCACCCTGATCGACGTGTCCTGCTATGTGAATAACGCCGCCATCGAAACGACGAAGAATGGTGGTGGTGACCCGGTGTTCAAACTGTGCGGCAACTCTCGGCCTGCGTCGTTCACCTATTCGTATCAGTTGACCGGGAATCTGGACACGGACCTCGGGAATGCGTCGGGATTATTTGAACTCGCGTGGGCTAACCCCGGGGTGACCGTCGACTTTGAATTTATCCCGAACACCGAACTGGCCCGGACGTTCACCGGTCAGGTCGTGCTCGACCCGTTCCGGGTGGGCGCCGACAATTACGGCGACATGCTCACGTCCGATTTCGCCCTGGACTGCATCGGTCAACCGATACTCGCCCCGGTCGTTTGATGGGAACCCGCACTGGCGGGGTCCGGGTGAAAGGTGTCAAGCAACTCGCGAAGGACCTCCGCGAGTTCGAGGGCGGGGTCGCCGAGTTACGCGAGGCGAACCAGAAGGTCGGGAAGATCGTCGTTGCCGAGGCGCAGCGTCGGGCGCCCCGGGTGTCCGGGCGCCTCGCGAAATCGACGAAGGCGACCAGGGCACCGCATCGGGTGAAGATCACCGGCGGTGGGGCCCGGGTCCCGTACGCCGGCCCGATTCACTGGGGCTGGCCGGCCCGGAATATCCGCAAACAGCCGTTCGTCACCGACGCCGCGTACGAGACAGAACCGGAATGGCTCGACGAATATCGGGCGGAAATCGCCCGCCTGGCAGCGAAAGTCAAAGGAGGTACCGCCAGTGGGTAAGCGTGATGTCACGATCGCCGGCGCCGTGTGGACGGTGCGGATGCTGAACGGTGACGAATACACCGACGTACGAACAACACTCGGCGACGTCGTCGCGTTCGAAACGATGATCCGGAACCATAAGCGTGGCAGTGTCGGTGATAACGCGATCGAGGGGCAGGCGTTCACCGTGTGGCGGGCGCTGCGACGGGTCGGGAAGGTGTCACCCGATACCAAGTACGAAGTATGGCGGGATGACGTCGACTCCATGATCCGGCACGACGACGACGATGTGGGCCCTACCCGGTCGGGTCCCGAGCCCGACTGATCGTGCAGCTCGCCATCGCGACGTCGATACCGCCGGCCGCCTGGCTGGCCGAACCCGACGCGATCGTGTGGACGGCGATAGACATCCTCGACGAACAGCAACGAAACCGGAAGGCGGGCAGGCGATCCGGTGGCCGGTAACCCGAAAATTCAGATCGACATCGTCGCGGACGGGTCCGACGCCCGTAAAGAGGTCGACAAGACCGCGGGCGCGTTCGACAAGTTCGGTAAGGGACTGGATAAGGCGGCCGGGTGGGCCGGCGGTGCCGGGTTGGCCCTGGTCGGGTTCGGCGCGATCGCCGTCGACGCAGCCAAGGATGCCGAGTTGGCGGCGACGTCCGTCGACCGGGCGTTCGGTACGGCCGCCGACAAGGTCCACGCCTTCGCCGACAATGCTGCCACCGCAGTGGGTATCAGTTCCGCCGAGTATGAATCCCTGGCGGCGACGTTCGGCACCGCGGTGCAGGGCATGGGGTTGTCCGCCGAGGAAGCCGCCACGAAAACCGACGGGCTGCTGGTCGCTGCCGGTGATCTTGCCCTGGCCGCCGGGACCGACGTTCCGACGGCCGCCTCGGCCCTCGGTGCCGCCCTGCGCGGTGAGTTCGATGCCCTGTCCGAGTTCGGTGTCCAGGTCAACGACGCCACGGTGTTGGCCGGGTTGGCGGCGAAGGGCATCACCGACCCCGCGACCGGGTTGGCGCCCGCGATCGGCC